ATTTTATCAATTAGGAGCTCATCTAGTAGCTCCTCTTTCTATGCAGATGTATCCATCTACATTCACACACTCAACAAGTACACTAGACCAGTATATTCGTAAAGATATGACTGTAGAGAGTTCAAATCCTGAGGTTATCCGCTCAATGGCCTATCGTGAACTTAAAAAGAACTGTTACCCAGCAGTCACTTATGAGGCTGAGGGCTTTGCAAATCTTGAAATCGGAGATACAGTCAAAGTCTATGATGACGGCTTTAGCCCTACTCTCTTGCTTGAGATGAGGGTATCTGAGCAAGTCATCAGCTTTACCAATCCTAGAAACAATAAAACGACTTTTTCAAATGCTAAGGCGCTTGAAAATCGTCTATCTCAAGGCATTCAGCAACAACTAGACAGGATGATAGAGGACGCTAAGCCTTATACTATCAAGCTAGCCACTGATAACGGTATAGCCTTTAAGAACGGTCAAGGTCAGACCATTGTGACCCCTACCTTAATGCGAGGTAACAAGGTCATCAACAGCGGCTGGCGTTGGGTTGTTGATGGTGTAATCAAGGCTACAAGCTCTAGTTACATTGTGAGGGCTGCCGACATCAACCAAAAGATGGTTTTGACTGTTTCTGCATGGGTTGATAACAAAGAGGTAGCGTCTGAGCAGTTGACTCTTATCAATACGTCTGATGGCCTGCAGGGTCAAAAAGGTGACACAGGACCGAAAGGTGACCCTGGACCACAGGGAGCAATAGGTCCTAAAGGAGACCGAGGGGAGAAAGGTGAGCGTGGAGAACGTGGCTTACAAGGACTCCAAGGCTTGCAAGGTGCTAAGGGTGACCAAGGTATCCCTGGAACTAAAGGAGCTGATGGCCGTACACAGTACACTCACATTGCCTACGCCGATACTATCTCAGGTAGTGGATTTAGCCAGACTAACGCTGACAAGCCCTATATAGGTGTCTATGTTGATTTTAATGCAACTGATAGTGTCAACCCTGCTGACTATCGCTGGACGAGATGGAGAGGTTCAGATGGCTTAAATGGTAAGGACGGCCCTCAAGGTATTCCAGGTAAGCCTGGAGCAGATGGACGGACTCCATACTTTCACCGAGCCTGGGCTAACTCCGCTGATGGTCGTACTGATTTTAGCACCTCTGATAGTACTAACAAGCGCTATTTAGGTACGCTAACGGATTTCACTGAGGCAGATAGTCAGGATCCTGGAAGTTATAAGTGGACAGCTTTATTTGGCACAACAGAGCAATCAGGTAACATTTTACTTGACTCAAATACTGGATGGAGAAATAAACATCAGCAAGACTTCGTCTTGGCTGAACCCTTAAAATCTGGTAAGCAGTACACTTTAAGCGCTAAATGGTGGAGGAGTGATAATAGTACACTTATTTTTGGAATTCGTGAAAATCCTAGCGATAATTGGCAGTGGATTAAGCTATCATATAGCTTTGAGTTGGATGTTTGGAGCGCTACTTTCACATCTAATAAAAATCTTAACGCTGGCAATACTGTTTCATTTTTTACCGGAGAACTCGAAGGAATTGGTAATGCTGACTGGGCAGTTTTAACAGTTGGATCTATACCTATTACTAGTTGGCAACCTCACTGGTCAGAGACTCAAAAACAACTGGATGCAAAAGCCGACCAAGGGCTAACTCAGGAGCAACTGAATGCTCTCAATGAGAAAGCTGGAATTATCCAGGCTGAGCTTGAGGCCAAGGCTAGCGCTGACACGCTTGATAACTGGATTAAAGCCTATCAGGATTTTGTTAAATCCAACGAAACGGCAAGAGTTCAAGCTGAGAAAGATTTGATTTCAGCTAGTCAGCGTGTTTCAAACATTGCCAAAGATTTGGGAGAATTGTCTGACCGCTGGAATTTCATTGATACTTACATGACCTCATCAAATGAGGGTTTGGTCATCGGTAAGAATGACGGTAGCTCTAGCATGCTATTTAGCCCAAATGGTCGAATTTCAATGTATTCATCAGGGGTTGAGGTTATGTATATTAGTCAAGGGGTTATCCACATCGAGAACGGGATTTTCTCTAAAACTATCCAAATTGGTCGATTTAGAGAGGAACAATATCATATCAACCCTGACATGAATGTCATCAGATATGTAGGATAGGAGGAAGTATGGCAAAATTTAGTAACTCAAGTGGGAGCTTGTATCTCAATGTCTATGTAGAGCAGGGCTCTCAAAGTATCACAGCTAACACCTCAACGGTTAACTGGCGGATGACAGTTAGTCGGACAGGCGCCTATTACACTCATAACCATCAAGGAGACAGCACTTTGTCTCTCAATTTAGACGGTCATAACGTGCATTACAGCTACCCGACGTGGGAGACATCAGGCGAGGAGTACACGCTGGCTAGTGGTTCAAGTACAATCAACCACAATTCAGATGGGACTAAGACTTTGCCTGTATCATGTACGTTCAATCCGAATAACGGCCTGCATGGGACTATCACAGTATCAGCAAGCCTCGGCCTGACGACTATCCCACGCTCTAGCTCTGTAAGCGTGAGCACTGGAGTTATTGGTAGTTCAGTAACTATCAACATCAACCGCAGTAACTCAAATTTTAAGCATACAGTGCGCTATGCGTGGGCTGGTAAGACTGGAACGATTGCAAGCAATGTAGACACATCCGCCAGCTGGACAATCCCTATGGACTTTGCCAATGACATCCCAAACTCAGCAAGCGGAACAGGGACTATCTACGTTGATACCTATTCAGGTAACACTAAGACAGGTACACAGTCAGCCACATTCACGGCAAGCGTGCCAGCTAATCTCAAGCCTACATTTTCAGGTATCACATTGTCAGATTTGAACTCTGCAGCACAGAACCTCATCCCAAACGGTAACACGTTCATCCAAGTAATCTCTAATATCAAAGTATCTTTCAATGGTGCAGTCGGTTCTTACGGCTCATCCATTACAGGATACCGTGCTGAGATTGTCGGTAAAAACCAAGCGACAAGCTCAAACGGTGGCAGTCTTGGTATTATGAATTATAACGGCACAATCAAAATCAGAGCAAGCGTATCAGATAGCCGTGGCAGATGGTCTGATACTAGAGAGATATCCGCGACCGTTCTTGAGTATTTTGCCCCTGCTCTCAGCTTTAGCATAGCAAGAACAGGCTCAACCTCTAGCACATTGACGGTCACTAGAAACGCCAAAGTAGCGCCTCTGACAGTCTCAGGAAGTCAAAAGAATACAATGACTTTGACTTTCAAAGTTACAAGACTAGGCGCTAATGCCTTTGTAGTTGATAACGGTCAAGCTACTGGGGCCTGGTCAAGTATTTCAAGTCTAGTCAATTCACGGGCTAATCTTTCAGGGAATTATCTAGCTAATCAATCATGGGTAGTCATCGGTATCCTTGAGGACAAATTCACTCGGACTGAGTTTATGGTCAATGTGGCTACTGAGAGCGTAGTATTCTCTTATGACCGTTCAGGTGTCGGTGTCAACAAAATCAGGGAGCAAGGCGCTCTTGATGTCAAGGGTAACATCTACGCAGACAACAACCCCATACAGCAATATCAGCTGACTGATAATAATGGAGGTCTAGGTAGAGGTAGTGCTCAATGGAATGATGTTTGGAATAAGCAAGGCACGGAGTTCGGGTGGAGGTCTGGTAAATACGATGACAATCCAACAGGGAGAAACGGCGACTGGGGTCTGTATCAAAATTTTTGGCTTGACAGTTGGAAAGGTGTGCAATTTTTCACAGGGTTAACCTCAAATAGGTTTTTCTTTAGGACTTACAACAATAACACTAGATGGGCTCCAACGCAATGGAGAGAGATTGCTACCAAAGACGACATCCAAAAATACACTCAAGGAACGCCTTGGCAAAACCTAACTCTACAAAACGGATGGCAACATCATCCTGATTATCATAAAGTACAATGTTCTAAGTCATTTGATGATGTGGTCTATCTCAGAGGTTCAGCTAGAGGAGGGAGGATAGCTAGAGAAACAGTAATAACAACCTTACCAATTGGTTTCAGGCCAACACAAGTATTATACCTATCAGCAATTAACAATAGTTTTTCTATGGCAGTTTTAGCCATTTTCCCAAACGGGAACATAGTTGTAAAGAATAACGTAGATAATACATGGCTTAACTTTGATAATATATCATTCAAAATTTAAGGAGGAAATATGAAACTAGAATATGGGACAAAGTCCTTGGAATATGACGGCAGTGGAACAGCATCAGCTACCAAGGTCACACTTGTCAACTCAAATGGTGCTATCGTACCTATCTTGTTACCTGCTGATAAAATCAGTTTGTCTAATACTGAACTCTTTGAGTTAGCTCTTGAGGCTCTTTATCAGGAGAATTTTCCACAGCGTGCTGAAAATGAGAAATTCAATAAAGTAGATGAGCAGCTCAAGCAAAATAAAGAAATGACTGCTAAATTAGAACAAGCTGGAACCGAGAACAAGGAAAACTTGGACACGGTATCAGCTATCACTGAGGTCTTGATTGCCTTGGCAATCTCTCAAAATGGGGGCATGCCTACCAACGCCTATGGCAAGGTGGCAGCATTCATCAAGCCACTTGTAACGAGTACACGCTACTCAAATGGAGACATCATTGCCATGCCTTATCCGTTTGAAAACAATGCAAAATGGCCAAGTGGAACCAAGACTATCTTTAAGTTCCAGATGCAGGCTAATGAGGGTTATACATACAAGGACCAGGCTCTTGCTGAGATGCTACAACAAGGCGTGTTGACTGTGGTCATGCCACGCATTGAGTAAGGAGGATTTTATGTCATGGTCTGAAATAATCGAGAAAATGATACATGCGATCACTCAGTTAGCCCCCACAATTGGAGTTGTTGCGACTGGTTGGTTCGGCATGCGAGCCAGTAAAGCTGGTCATCTCAACCAAGAACAGTTCAAGGAGCTGAAGGGGGAATTGAGCACTATCCACGCTATCGGCGAGGAGAACAAGCAAAATATAACTGAAATCAACAACAAGCTGGCTGTGCATGATGAAGCACATCTAGCTACTATGTATCTACGGCTGGAGCGTGATATTACTGTTGCTCTCAAGCGTGGTTATACAAGTGTTCACGAGTCAGATATTATCCACAAAATGCACTCAAGTTACAAAAAACTAGGTGGGAATGGGCGCATCGATGCCCTGTTTAATAAATTTGTAAATTTAGAAATTGCGGAGGAAAATACAAATGCAACAAATTACTGAAATCATCGCAAATGGCGCAATCAGCATCCTTGTTATTTTAGCAGGGGTAACAGTTAAGGCAGTCAAGGACTACCTGGTTCAAAAAGGTGGCGAAAAGACCATCAAGACTTTAGAAATCTTGGCCAAAAATGCAGTAAATGCTGTGGAGCAGGTCGCCACTGAAACAGGTTTTAAAGGTGATGAAAAGCTGGAACAGGCTCGTGATAAAGTCCGAGCTGAGCTTACAAAATATAACATCAGCATGACTGACCGTGACCTTGATACGTTCGTTGAGTCAGCCGTGAAGCAGATGAATGACGCTTGGAAAGGGGAATAATCATGGATATTGATAAAAGCAGATTAAGAAGTGGATTGCCTCAGGTCGGTGTACAACCTTATCGTCAAGTACACGCTCATTCAACAGGAAATCGTAACTCGACCGCTCAAAATGAGGCGGACTACCACTATAGAAAGGACCCTGAACTAGGGTTCTTTTCTCATGTGGTCGGAAACGGTCGTGTCATGCAGGTAGGACCCGTAAACAACGGAAGTTGGGACGTAGGTGGCGGTTGGAACGCCGAATCATATGCAGCAGTTGAATTGATTGAGAGTCATGAAACACAAGAAGAGTTCATGCGTGATTACAAGCTCTATGTTGAACTTTTGAGAAATCTTGCAGACGAAGCTGGTCTGCCGAAGACCCTTGATACAGGAAGTTTAGCTGGAATTAAAACGCACGAGTATTGCACGAATAACCAACCGAACAACCACTCAGACCATGTGGATCCATACCCTTACTTGGCAAAATGGGGCATTAGTCGTGAACAATTTAAAAATGATATCGAAGGCGGTATCTCTACTGAAGCTGGCTGGAAACGCAATGAAACAGGCTGGTGGTGGGAGGAGTCAGATGGCTCTTATCCAACTAATTCTTGGGGTAAAATCAACAATGAATGGTTCTACTTTAATGAACGTGGCTATTGTCTAATTAATCGATGGTTTAATGATGGTAAAGACTGGTTCTATCTTGATAAGCGTGGCGCGATGGTTACAGGATGGATGTATATCGGTAATTACTGGTATTATTTCAAGGCAGACGGTCGTATGGCTAAAGGATGGGTGAAATACCGTGAAACATGGTACTACCTTGATGAAAAAGATGGCGACATGAAATCAAATCAATTCATCAAATCAGGCAACGGTTGGTACTACCTCAAACCAGATGGTAGCATGGCAGACAAGCCAGAGTTTACTATCGAGCCAAACGGCTTAATTACTACTAAATAATCTTAAAGATAAATAGAAAGGAAACTTTCTAAAATGTTCTTTCACCGCAGGCTCAGGCTTGCGGTTTTTTTGTTTGCTCTGGAAAGTACTTTTTATCAA